AACTGCACTAAAGCGAATTTGAGCAACATTACTTCCATCCCAAAATGAGGAAATGTTTGTCATTGTTGCGTTGGCAGATGAACGATTTGTCCTTAATGAAATCGAATTTGAAGCATTACTGTTTGCGCCAAGCGATACATCTGTATTTGTGTCGACCGTCAGCCCATCAGTCGTCACCGTGCCAGTGACATCCACGCCTGTGCTGGTGGTGGCGAGTTTGGCAGATGAAGCAGAGCCGTTATCGTGAAACAGGGTTGCTGTGCCAGCCGCAGTATTAAACTGTGCAATGTTTCTGCCACTGCCGTTTGTAATGTTAATTGCGGCACCGCTAGATTGAATATAAAGATTGCCTGTGCCTGTTTCGTTAATAAACGAGTGACTACCAGTATGCTGTATTTCAAGGTCACTGCCAGCACCAAACGTCAGCTTATCATTATCCAGCAGATTCACCTTACCCGTACCATTTGGTGTTAGGGTGATGTTGCCGTTCGTGTCGGTGGACGAGATGTTGTTGCCATTGATGTTGATGTTGTCAACGTCAAGGTCGCCTGTGACATTAGCAGAACCTGTAATTGTAAGTGTGGCAGTGTCAATAGTTACAGCAGTTGAAGCGTCAATGTCAAGGGTAGGTGCAGTAATTTCAACTTCAACGTCTGCGTCAATATCAAGTTGACCATCTGTACTAGATACAATCTTTAGCGCAGTATCACGGAAATACATATTGCCTTGCAGGTATGCATCTTTGTACAGCAGTGCAGATGTACCCAAGTCAAGTGTATTTGTTGTTTTTGGTTTAACTTCGGTGGCACTTACAACAAGGTCTTGTACTGGACCAACAACCGTAATCGGTCCACCCTCTGCTGAAGTACCATCGTGTGTGTGACCTGTAGACGAATTAAATGCAGATTCTACTGCATCAAACTCTCCATCAAGGTCAGATGCGTTGATAATATTGCCATCTGCAATATTGTTACTGGCATCATTTCTAGTGTAACCATTACCCATTTTAACCTACCTTCTGTCGTTTATGCCATATTCAACTGTCAATGCATCCAGTGAAAATGGTGGGTCGCTATTGTCTGAAGTAAACTGAAATGAAACAGCAAACCCAGAACCTATTATTTGTGCCTCAAAAAGTTTTTGCAGCTTGGTGCCATACGAAGTTGTACCATATGTGCCTGTTCCATAAAATCCTACAACACCTGCAGTGTTTGCAAAACTAATTGGTTGTGGTTGTATTACATCTTGACCGTTAAAATCTAGTTTTAAACTTACATCAAAGTTTACACTACCTTGTGGGTCAGTATACAAAAACAACTTATAAAATGTCTTACGTATACGTGGGTCTTGAATTGGCAAATGCGGTGTAGCAAATGTAGTTTTAATAGTACTGCCATCAAAACTATTTCCAGATTCCATCTGATACAAGTAGCCGTCATTATTTGCAAATAATACTACTTCAGTAGTGTCATTGTAATTGCTGTCAGATACATATGCCCTTATACCACGTGTTTCTGCAAAACCTGTACCAGCACCACCCTGTTCAGCAAACTGTGTAGCAATGATACCTTGAGCATTTTCCTGCGTAATATTATTATTATACCCAAGTAATCTGTATTGTGACTTTTCTCTTATTACTGTACTTGTATATGCAGTATTGGCAGCAATAAAATCTGTAATGTTTTTCTGAATTGGTTTAGATACCGCAGCAAGCCCAAAGTCACCAATTCGTTCTGTAGCACTTAACAGTCTTAATCCATCTGGACCAAGAAATATAATGTCGCCGCCAATCTCTTGAATTGTATCACCTTCAATACAACCTATGTCTTTCGTTATTGGCTGTAATGTAAAGTCTGCGACAGTGTTACCTTGTAACTGTTGAATGTTTCTTTCTGTAAATACAATTAGCTGTTGCCTAAATACAACAAGTCCTGTAATTACACCACCTACATTTATATTGCCTGAACCGTTTGCTACTGAAAATGAATCATCTGTATACGGTTCTGTAAATGTAAGTATAGTTCCCCTACCAAAAAATAATGCTTTTTTAAATTCGGTTACATGTGTTGCGCTTACTACATCAGCAGGTGCGCTATTTAATACTGTAAATGTTGAACCATCATATAATGCAGGTGCATTTGCTCCATCTACTATAGCAATTTTTTCAGTGCCTGTCAAGTTGTATTTTGCAAATCGTGTTCTTGCTGCACCATCACGAGTTGTTGACAAGAATGTGATTACAGCATTATCTGCTGGACTGCTATCAAGTGCAGGATTAATTGCAAGTGTTGTTGCACCTGACGTTACAGTTGCATCTGCAGTTACAGTGTACACAAGGTTTACACCAGCAATCTTAAATACATCACCTGCTTGTGGCGCACTGGTTAGCCCGTCTATATCTAAGCTAGTGCTAGTTTGACTGCCACCATTTACAAGCGGAGTTCCATAATTAGGAACATTTATGTGTGTATAACCTGTGCCTGATGTGCTAAATATATTGTCATTTTTAGCAACAAGTGCAGTATCTTCCCAACTTGCTACACCTAATGCTAAATAATTAGATGTTGTACTTGTAAATGTAACTTCAGCAGCATTTGCTGGACTTGAAGCAAGGCTGGTTGTAAGTGTAAGTGTAGCCCTATTGTTTGTGCCGTCAAATGTTACACCAGAGGATGCAATTGTATATGTTCCAGATACGCCAGCAACTGTAAGAGTATCACCAGCTTCAGGTGTTGTATCTATGTTACCAATTATAAGTGTCGTACCCGATTGACCAGAGCCGTGTACAACTGGAGAACCATACGGTGGTATTAAATTGCTATCGTATTTATCATAACCTTCAATCCTGCGATAACCACCCTCGACTGAGGGTTCAAAGTTACGAAGAATACGTGCTGACCCCGGCGCATTGGCACCCTGTTGCAAAGGGCTTAAATTTGTCACCAGACCGCCACGAAACTCTACAGGATAGGTTTGCCATCTGTCTGCCATCTTGTATTATCCTAACGGCAATCTAGCGTAGCCAATTCTACCACCACCACCTGTATTTTGAGGTATCATATATGACCGCACATAGTGATAACGATTGATAATCATAGAACGCATATGTTTAATGCCCTCTTCAAACTTTTCTTTTGCGACTAGTGCATCTTGTGTATTGCCACGGAAAAGATAAGCATAATGCATAGCACCATCTGTAATCACGTGTTTAAATCTTTCAGGAATGGCTGGAACATCATCAAACAATTCAAGGTCAACTGGAATACGATAATACTCGTAAACAACTGTATATGCTTTATCTGGTGCAGGGGTCATGATATATTCAAGAGAAGGCGTGTGTACAACTCTATTTGGAACACCCTGACCACTTGTATCTGACTTATATTCTTGCTCTACATGTTTTTCAAGATATTCTTCATATGCAAGCGTAGACAGTTTTACTGTATCATTTCCAAGTGTACTATTTTCTTTTAGCCTAAAACTGTCAAAGTCAATTGTCTTAGAGTCAACAGGAAAAGGATAGCGAGATACGCCAACAGAAAGTGTGTCTTCTTGTTCTACGTGATTAAAAGACCATTCATATTCAGATTGATTAATGTAACGCAGGGAAGCATTAACAGCATCTTTTGCATGTGCATAGAAACCTGTCGCTGTGCTAAAATTAGAGGAAGTAAGTTCAACTTCATTCAAACGGCGATTGACTTCATTCACTAATCTAAGAAAGTTATAAGCCATGTATTTTACTTCTCTCTAATAGTTAGCTTGATTGTGCGTTCGGCTGTGCTTCCCGTGCTATCAGTCATACGACATGTAAATGTATATTCACGATTGTTTACACCGCCAGCTATATTAATTGTAGCAACAGTGCTAGTATTAGACTGTGATACATTTTGAATACTGTCAGTAACTGAACCACCTGACGCAGTTGTCAAGTCTTGTCCTGATGCAAGTGCCGTTTTACTAATTTCATTTGTTTGAACAAACCAAGAGACAGTGCTTATTGTAGCAGTGTCAAGAAAACGTGACCAGTCAGCACTATAGTCTAATGTCTCATCTTTATCTTTTATAGGCCAACGAAATGACATTTAATACAACTCCGTTATATACACAGTGCGTTCAGAAGATGTCGTCTGTCTTTCAATATACACTGTTCTGCTTTCAAATTTTATAATAACCGTTCTATCATCTTGCGTTGTGCCACGAGAAATATATACTTTTCTACTTTCAAACGGTACGTCTATTGTTCTTTCTGCTGCTGTAGACATTAGGCTGCTCTTGCTATTTTAACTGTTCTAGCACGACTATACTGACTAGCAACGGCTTGGAAGTCAAATATTACAGCTGTCTTTGTTATTGTCCCTAGTGTTGTTGTGCCTTGAACTCCCGTTGGAGTAACGGTGTTAGAAAGTGTAACATTTCCAACTGCACCTGTAGCACTTACACTACCCAAAACCTCTGTAGGTTTTTCTTCAAGTGTATTGACAGTGCCTGTTGCCTGAACACCAGTAAGTGTTACTGTATTACTATGTTCAAGCGTTCCTATAGAACCTGTTGCATTTACACTGCCAAGTATCTCTGTAACATTAACTTGAACAGTATTTACAGAGCCTGTAGCACTTACACTGTCTAAAACCTCTGTTGGTTTTTCTTCTACAGTGTTTACAGCACCTGTGCCTTGAACGCCTGTGAGTGTTACATTTGCTGTTCCTGTTAAAGTAACTGTATTTACAGAACCTGTAGCACTGACACTACCAAGTATTTCTGTTACATTTACCTGTACAGTATTAACTGCACCTGTAGCACTAACACCAGTAGAAATAACTTCGCTGATGTCAATTTCAAAACCACCAGCAACTACAGGGGCAATTGCACCTGTTGCACTGACACTGTTCAATACTTCTACTATATTTACTTGTACAGTATTTACAGCACCAGTTGCGGTGGCTTGGTCAAGGTTGCTTACAATAACCTTGCCGTACCTAGCTGTTCCGTAGACACCTACCCCGTAAACAGCAGCATTTACGGTAACAGCCATCTGCTACTCCTTACGCAATACGAATTACAGCGTTAGATGCGTTAGCAGCAGGAAATTCAATAGTTAAGTCACCAGCAGTAGCACTTACTGTGCCACCAAAATCAATAACAGCAATTGCTTTGTTACTTTGCGAGGAATTGTAAATAATACAGCCGTCAGCAGATACAGTGACGTTAGCAAATACTTCATCAGTAAAATCAACAATAGCGGTAGAGCTGTCAAGCGAAATAGTTGCACCATCAAGTACCTGACCACCAGCAGAATAACCAGTACCTGATGCTTCATCGGAGTTACCTGTGACATCTGAATAATTAGTTGTGCTGGCATTATACGTGCCAGAGGGCGTAGCTTTAATTAAAGCAAGTTTCAAAGAATTTGTGTCCAAATCATGGACACCGCCAAGAAGTTCAGTCTTAAAGCTGTTACACATTGCAGTTGTGATTGCCATGATTTGTGCGTCCTTTATTAAATCTCATAGGAATGGAAGAGCAAGTTGCCCTGCTCTCCCATATATTATTTATGCAAGCGTGTCGCGGTCTACTTCGTCAGCAGCCATGTCACCTTGGTCACTGATGTCCATCATCACGGCATAAGCACGTAGCTTACCAGCCGTAAATGAAGCACCA